CTAATGCCCTCGATCAGCGCGGCGGTCGCGGACAGGTCAAGGGCATTAGCAGTGGCACTAGCCGTAGCTAGATAATCTCCTTGATATGGAGTGCTGCAAAGTGTGTTTTCAAATACTCCGCTCATAGATTAAAGGTAGTTACACTGGCTGATTTGCAGAACACCATCAGTGGCCCCTTCACGAATTGCTTTAGCCGCCTTGGCAAACGTAGAGCACCAAACACCATTGGTTCCGTTAGCAATTTGATGCCCAACGGAAGCAGTGGGATTTGTCCCATCAATTTGAACACGGATATTTCCACCAGTTAAGCTATACCACACATGGGTTGTATTAGAATCAAGCGCAGTAGTGTTGATAACACTAATGGGCGAACTGGATACAGTTACTTGACGCGATGCAACATTCCCATTGGGAATAACCTGCATTGGTCCATTTACGATGCGTGCATTAGACATATTATTGTTTTTTAAATATAAACTAATTCACTGATATAGGCACTAACATCAGTTATTCCTTCACGAATGCACTTAACCTTATTCGCAAAATCAGTGTGCCAAATTACAGTTTCCGGGCCAATAATTTGATGGCCAACAGTAGCAGAAGGAGTTGTTCCATCAATTGTGTAACGCACATTTGCACCAGTAAACGTAACTTGAACGTGTGAAGTTGTTCCACTAAGCAAAGTGGTGTTAATCAAGTTAATTGCAGCGGATGAAACCGTTACGGTTCGCGCAGCAACAGTCCCATTGGGAGCCATCTGCGTTGTTAAATTTGTAATGCGTTCAGCCATAATTAGCGAGATTGACGGGAGCCGTGTGTTGAAATGCGACGAACAGTGATATTATTATTGCGCTGGCTATCGGATTTTTGAAGTTCAGAAACCAAGTAACCTTGCGCAACCTGCTCCTCTGCCATAGCCTTATCTAGTTGCCCATCCATACGCAGGAAGTCTGCGTAGGTGGCATGGGCTGTAAAGTAAAAGAACTCCATTGGAACTGTTGTACTGCTTACATCAAATGGGCCGTCCCAAACTTTCTTGTAAGTTACAAAAGCTGCTGTAGGTGAATTATCTGTCGGGTTAAGAATATGCGCACCATCACCAGCTACATAAAACTCATACTCAACCGCACTAAGATTAAGGAAAGGTTGTGTACGATGAATACGAATAAAGTCTGCAACTTGATCCAAGCCTGTTTCGCTAAACGGAATAGCTTGAGAAGAAAGTAAACGCTCCTCACCAACAACAATGTACCTAGTCCAGCTTTGGCTGACACTATAAGCCTCATATAAACGACGATTTGCAAGAGCTATAACTTTGCTTGTTTCTGCCGGCGTAAATGAATCAACGCCAGCTAACGCTTGAATTAAATCAAATAGGTCTGTGAATAGCTTGTCTTGCATTAGGCTTTATTAGGGGAAAGCTCAGGAAACTTACGGTTGAAATACTGCATGAACTCCTCGCTGTGCAAAACCTGTGCGCCATACTTGGCTTGAAGGCGGAAGAACTCGCGTGCGGGAAATACACCAACGCACTTACCTAAGCCGGGAACCGTCTTGTGGTTCTTCATAGCAGCAGCATGACCACGCATCAAAATCTCGCGCTCTGCTTGCGTATCAAGCTCGTCCTTTAACGACTTACGGATTTCATCATTGATAGCAGAATCAATTTGTTCATCAGTAAATTGCTCCGACTTCTGGATAATTTGCATAAAAAAAGAGGGAGAAGACCCTTGTTAGAGCCTTCCCCTTCAAGTTACCACTTAGGTCAAACGCTATTAGGCGAAGCGACCAAGGTTGATAACGCGGAAACCAATTACAATTTCACCAGCAGTGATGGATGCCAAGGCAGCATCAGTCACTTTGATAACAATGTCAGTGTTGGCCGAAACAGCCTTTGCTGGCTTAGAACCAGCAAGGGTCGTAGTTGTACCGGCGGCCTGAGCAAGCAGCGTACCAGTGTTAAACACAGGAAGCATTGGGGTAAGCGCATCAACGTCAGTTGCGGCGAGAAGCTCAGTGGTAGCACCAGCAACACCAACCTCAACAGACAGGGTGGACGAACCGACGATGTCCACGGTGTTAATAAGGCCAACGAGGTCGATAGCTGCACCAGCAGGGAGAGTAAGCAATTTCTTGTTAAGGCCAGTTCCAACGGCTTGCAGCTCGCGAAAATCTAGTTTAACAATATGCGTAAAATCGCCAATAGATTCATTAACAGTAAGGATAGGCATATTAGTGGTTATTAGGGGTTATTAGGCGATTTGGGTGATTTTGCCGTGTGCGCCGGGATGCTTAACAAGCAAAGTAAGGGTTGTATCTACATAGCCTCGCTCGCCACCGCCAAAGTTAGGGAGACGTGTAGAACCAAGAGGAATTAATTCAGCAACCCCGTAATAATCGGGATTAATCAAATAACCAGTGTCCTTGTTGGTGGTATCAGGAGCACAATCGGGATTCATGTTAACAACAGAAACCAAACCGTGGTCGCTCTGATACATCTCAACCGAAAGCTTGATTGTCGAGTTACCCATGTCAGTGTTTACATTGCGCACGGTATAATCGGTCGAACCAGAGGTGCGGGCAAAATCGGTGATGCGACGACGCAGCGCGGTATCAGCAACCAGTGTCAGGTTATTGGTGGAGCCAGTAACGCGATAGATGGAGGTGATAAGGTCATTAAACACAGTCTCCGTAAACGCAGTAGAAGCGTAAATGGAAGCTGAAGGAGTGCGGTAGGCAGCAGGAACATCCGAGCCGGGTGCAGTATCAATCCACTTGCCAAGACCACGGAGGCCGTAAACAGTGCCCGCGCCATCTTCGATGGAACGGTCATTATTGGAGCAGAGCGTAGCTTCAATGTCGCGTTTAATCTCGCGCACGGCCTTGGCTTCAGCTTGGGCAATTTTAGCTGGGCCAACGCTATCAACGGCATTTTGCAGGTCGCTAACCATGAAGTCGCGGCGGAACTTCTGGACATAATTACCGAGTCGGGCACGACCACTAAACTTGTCAGTGAAGGTGGTTACATCAGCACCCTCAGCAACACCAGCGGTAGTAGGAGCTGCGAGCGAGTCAACAGTCCACTCAACAAAAGTAGCGGAAGCTTTGGATTTAGAAGCACTCGAAAGGACGGGAGTCTCTTCGGGAGCAAGAATAGTAAGAACGTCGAGCAATTGCTCTCGGTTGGAGACAGCGGAACCAGGATTGGTTGTGTCGTAGGTATCTGAAAAGGCCATTGTATTAGGTTATTAAGGGTTTTCTGACGTTAAGAGCGTTTAGATAATTGAAGGGCACGCATTGCTGCATAGTCACTAACACTGCCTGTTGAACTAAAGCGTTTGACGGTTTCTGAAATAGCTTTGCTGCTTCTCGCTTCTGGTTTTTCCGAAGAACCAGTTGAGCTAGTCGGGCTAGATGGGGGTGTAATCTTTGGTTTAGCGTCCGTAAGGGGAATGGATTTACGTCCATACATAGAGTTGGCTGCGTGAGCCAAAATGTAGGGAAGCTGGGGAGCAATGTCGGGATCGGCCTCCAAAAGCTTAGTTAGCCGCTTGTCGCCAAGCATAGCCTCATATTGCTTACGGGTGTCGTTATCCTCGCCATTGAGCCAGTCCAATTCCTTGCGGGCGTGTTCGTCGAAGGACTTTTTTAATTGAGACCGATTCTCACGCGCTTGCAACTCTTGGAGTTGGGCAGGCAAAAACTTGTCCTTAGCTTTACGGGCATTTTTGAGAGCAGCTTTAATATCTGCTTTCGTCATGTCCCTACCATCGACGGTTGTAACGATGTCATCGTGCGCAAGGTGGTCAGCCTGATCAAGTTTGTCCTCAGCCCATTCAATAACGTCTGTAACCTCGCTGGCTTTAGCCTGCAAAGACTCAACGGTATCTAAAGCGGCGTATGGATTCTTCTCAACCGACTTCACTTCAAGCGGAGACTCTTGATTGCGTTTATTCAGTTCGGACTGAAGTGCGGCAATTTGCTCCTCTGCTTGTTTGCGTTTTGCTGTGAGTTCACCGAAGCGAGCTACGGCACGGGAGCCTAGCTTGTCCGATAATTCGCGCAATTCCACATCTGACATCTCACCAAGATCAAACTTAGAAAGAACGTCTTTTTCCTTCGGCTGTTCGGGTCCAACCTTCGGTTCCTTTTCGGGTTCCGGCTGATTGTCCTTAATAGCTTTAGGTGCTTCTACGGGAACCTTGGGGGTTCCGAGTCGTCGAGCGGCAAGCTCGGCAACTGTAATGTTCGACTTTTCCACTGTTTTGATTTCGGAGCCAGCGTTCTCCGTAGTAACTTCATTAGACATATTTTACGCTCATTAACGCCTGAGACGGTGGGCGATAATTCATTATTACCACCCCCGTCAACGGACGTTACTGCGTATGTCGGCGGATAAGATCATCCGCATTTGTCATTTTAAAAAGGTCATCGTAGGCAAGAATACGCCCACTAATTTGCATGATGCTTTCTGGCTTTGCTTCATGCAAAGCACTAATGCAAGCCTCGCGGCTTTCTTTAATTCCAGCTACAAAACGTGCAAACTGAGGATGATTGCTCAACCACTTCAAGTCTTGTTCTAAATTCATATTATTGTCCCATTCCTTGCGTTTCCATTCCGCCCATAGATGCAGGTGCAGTCCCAATCTTGCCTATCTGGGCATTTTGAGCCTGCTGCATTTGGAAAGTATATTGAGCCTGATATTTCTCAAGTCGTTCACGGAACGCTTCATCCTGAGCAAGACGCTGTTGAACGTCAGGCTGTTGAGCATACTGCTGGATAACCTGCATAGCCACTTGCGCACCATTAGGACGGGCTGGCATTTCAATCGATGCACTAATCTTCGTCAGGTCGTCCGTAACCTGCTTGACGATTTGCTCTTGGGCCGCTTGTGAAGGCTGCAAAATAGACGAAGCAAGAACCGGATCAATAGAAGCGGCGATAACATCAAGCAGAGCGTCAACGTTAATACGCCCATTACGGTCAAGCTGAATAAGCGAAACAAGCTGTTGGAGTTTGGATTCTTGATTCTCCGGATCGTTATTTAGCACATCGTAGGAAATGGTTGTATCGTAGTTTTCGTCAGGATTGCCCTTATTGAACTGTTGTGGATCAGCAACACCCGTAACTTGAAAGAACACTTGGTCTGGGCCGAAGCGCTGGAAGCAGCGATAGCACATATTCAAGACTTCCGCCGAGTGCGACAAGAACTTGTCCACCATAAACTGCTGCTTAATCTGCGAAAGCGGGTTATCAATGTCTAGGCCAACGAGACGGTCAGCCTGCTGTTGCATGGTGTTCTCCATTTCAACAGAACCAGCGTTAAACTGCGGAATAGGGCCAAACTGGAACTCGCCCGCACGTTTGTATGGAACATAGCGTCCTGGACCCCAATCGCTAGGAGCGTTACCAATGGGGTGCATGATTGGCGGAAGCGTAGCCAAGCTGTTGCGGTCAATACGAGAATCGCGCTCAACCTTAACCTGCTGCTGAATACCGCGCAGCATGTCAGGGATGGTCTGAACGTCATAAAGACGCTTGGAATCTTCGCTTAGGCGGGTAACAACAACGGGATAGTCCTCATAGCCGTTGAGCAACTCAAACTTAGCATACCCATTGACCATGTCATTACCGCTAAACTCGCGGTGAAACACAGTGCAGTAAATGCCTTCGCTATTGTCTTCTTTATCAATTAGACGTTGATAGCCATAGATAACCTCAATTAAGTCGCTATCGTTTGTATGGACAGTTGTAAGCGAAATTTGCTTACGACCATCAACGTAGTTATCAATTGAATCGGCACTAACGCCACGATGCTTCTCGATGACATAATTAACCCACTCTTCATCCCATTCATCAGTTGAAACTTTATTCATCAACTCTTGCGAGGTGTAGAAGGTCTTCCAAAAGCAATAAGGAGCACGCTGCGGGTCTGTAACGTAAGGAGGAAAGAAGAAGTCTCCATCAGGCGAAAGAGTCTTTACCATAGGAGCATCAATTTGACGGCGCACAATTGGAATCTCGCCTTTGCCCGTCTTGCGTAACTGAGCCAATGCCTTCTTTGCTCGCTTATCCTGTACAGTAGGAAATGCCTGCTTGAGCATAGCAATCACTTGCTCATCCTGATTTCCAGCAAGAATGGCCTGCGCAATTTCTGGCGCAACCTGAGCAATTTGCTCTAAGCTAAACTGCTGTAAATAGGTTCGGTCTTCACGGTGCCAACCAACATAGGTAATTAGGATGCCACGCTCCAAAAAGTAATTAGCACCAAGTTCCATCTCGCGCTTGAATCGAGGAATGTAACCGCTGCTGCTCATCCACTTCATGAAGGACGAAACAATCTTGGATCGTGGAATGTCACTAGCCTCGGTTGGGAACGCACGCACATTCGCTCGGTTGAGCGAAGACATAATGAGGGCTACAAGACGGTTAATACGCTCGTCAATAACGTGCGCTTCGGTATCAGAAGCACCCTCCCACGGAAAAGCATCGCTACCGTGCTTTCGCAAGTCACGGCTTTTTCCTGGCCAGTAGTTACGGCGATCATCATAACTTGTTCGGCACAAGTCGATGTAAGGCGCCAGTTCAAGGGTTGTTGATTCATACGCTTTACGCAATGTGGAGACATCCGGCTCCTTGGATACATAAGTAAGCGATTCGTGGGTTTTATTTTCCATTGTTACAGGGCGTCTTTACGAAACGTTAGCATTTTGGTCAACTTTGGCCCATTGATAAAGCGTCTCTGTTGCATGGACTATTTTTTCTATATTAATACGCTTTTTATCGAGCTTGCCAACTAAACGAGCGGGAATTTTAACAATAACCTTCCCTTCCTGATTAGGAATAGTGGCATAAACCATGCGCGGGTTCTTACATTGGCCTATAACTTGGCCAACAATCAACGATGATTCGCAATGAGGACCAGTAAAATGCTTACGCACCAATTCTACTCCTTCTTCGGTAAACCAAGTCCGCTTGCCGACTCCCGTGTAAGTTTTAGTCGGCATAGTCTGCTGGAAAACCATCAAATCATTGACGGAAATACAGAACTCGTTGGATAAATCAGTAATCAGTGTTTTCATAAAGTTGAAATTTTCTCAATAGCCGCCGGAACGTCTTTTAACGTTTTTGAAATCCTTGGGATCGACATAGTAAATATCGCTAACAGCTGCATAACGTAGAACGTCAATTGGATCTTTTGCTTGTTCGTCTGGCCCCTGTGCGCCAGTGTATTCCTGTAAGGCCCAAATAATGTTCTCACATCGTTCGGAAACGTAAAAATGGGGTCGGTTAATTGCATCTAGTGGTTTCGTGTTAATCCATGCCATTTTGCTCTGCAAAGCTTGCAAACCGTCATCTTCATGGAGTCCTGGAGCTGGATGACAAATGACGCCTTGATCTGCCAAGTCCTCAATGATGGAAGATTGCCCCGTGTGACTGCTGTATTTAGCCTGTCCCAACCGAGGATCAATGATTCGTTCAAATACGGTTTCACCTACCTCGGAATTGTTAATCAAATCGACGTAGTCCTTAATCCCCATGCCTAGCGATTTACATCCTTCGCCCGCAGTCCACTTGTTGCCACGCCATTTGCCCCATTCGCCTACGTTAATGTCCGGCCATTCGCGGTAAACGTACCAACAACCGCTTTCATCTACCGCAATCCATGCCATAAACCAGTTTTTACGGCCTGCTGGGTCAATGATAAGATAGCGTGTAACGCCCTTTGTCGGGATCGTATCGTGTTTAACCACATTGACCTTAACATCGAAGCGAGGAAAAAGGCTAGTAATGCTTTTAGTAGGGATTCCATAAAGGCGCGTCTTAATCCACTCGTCATCCTTGGCCTTAGCTTCCTTCAACACGCGATCATAGCCAGAGAACGGGTTATCCTTGGTGTGAAAGTAAATGATTGCCGCATCCTTGTCCTTTGCCCGCTGGACATAAGGAACGTCTATGTTATTCAGCGCCTCCGCCTTTTTCCATTCAAGCGTCCTTGCGCCGTCTAGGTACTCACGCACGGTTTGCGTGTACCCATCAATCGGCGTAAACGTCAGGAGCATCTTTGCATTACGAGTAGCCAGACGGAACACAAGAGTATTGATAAGCTCAGGGCCGCCAAGGTACTCGTCGCACCAAGTGCCAAGATTAACAGAGCTAGGTTCATACGACCCAAGTTCCATGCCTTCGAGAACCGTATTATTCTGACTGAACTGTGAATAAGTTTTAAACAGAACACGGCTACCATTGGGGAGAATAAAGCTAGAACCAGCAAATCCGTTCTGGCTAGTGAATGAAATATACTCATTTGATCCAAGGGTTTTTTGTTTAAGTTCTTGCGGAAGTGCTTTGTAAACAGACGCCTGCTGAACAAGCACACTCAACTCTGCATTCTGGCTAAAGCATACAATCAAACTCTTGGGGTTAGACATTGCGCAGTTTACTACCAGCCACGCACCTGCCGATGTTTTGGAACTGCGGTTTCCACCAAGTGCTAGAACTTCATTAACTTGCGTAAAACATTCCTTCATCTTACGCCAGTTCTCTAAGATGAAGCCATGCCTATAAGGATCATCTTCCGCCCGTTTGATTACGTCATGGTAGTTCCTCCAATAGGCCAGCAAGTCTGCTGGTTCCATTAGAAGCTGTTCCTCGTCCGTAGGAGCTTTTAAAATGCAGTGACGCGCCCAGCTAAGCATTACTCGTCATCCTCCTCTGCATCCGGCAAGTCATCCCACTTGAATAGCTCATAGCCTCTAACCTCTGTTTCGTTGCCCCTATCGCTAACCAAGTATGTAAATTGTCCACCACCACGCATAATTATGCCGGAAACATAAATGATGTAATTGTTGCCGTCATTAAAGATGACACGTTCACCAATTCCAAACTCAGGCAAGATTTGCCTAGTCTCTTGTATAGCATCCTGCTTTCTTGGTGTCAGGTCGTTAATCATTAGACTTATTCTTTTTCTCGACCTTAATTACGGCACTATGCACTTCAAGTTTGCCGTCAATTAAAACGTGATTTCGCTCAAGTATCGTAGTAATTTCGCCGTACTTTCCATCGCTTTCACTTCGTTCAAGCAATGCATCTAAGTCTTGGTCAAAACTGTAAATAATATCACAGGTTTTTTTAACGCCAATAACTGTTAATTTCTTGTATTTAATCATTAGCAGAGGTCAATTGGGGTTTCTGTTACAACTTTAAGGGTTTTCAGTCTAATCTTTTCTATAAGCTCCTCGCGGTGACGTATAACATCCTCAAATGTTGGCCCAACATTTACCGTAATACCAGCCTTCGTACCTTCACCAATTGAGTTCTGGTATCCTTCACTCATCAAGCTCACAGCTTGGGCAATGTCACGTATGTTCGTTTTCTTCACCTGTTCCTCGTCATCTTCCATCATATCAAACTTGCGGTGAAGCAAGGCCTGCGACCGTGCCTTTAGCAAGAAAGCCTCACCCGCCGCATATTCACGCCAAGTTCCAATAACTTCCTTGTGGTCACGTGCAATGCGTTGAACGGTCATCCTATCCACGCCAAACTTCTGTGAAACATGACGCGGCGATCCAGTGTTAGAGTATTCCTCAATAATCTGTAATGCCAGCTTAGGGTCATTCTTCTCGATAAGCCGATTGGTAGCACCCATAGCTTTGTCTTTGATAGACTTTGCCACCTGCTTGCGCAGTTGCTTAATGGTGGGAATCTCTGCTTCCAGTTCGTCGCTCATTTGTTATTCAATGGTTTGTCCACCGTGTAATACCCATTTAGAAGACCAGCTCGTTGAAGGGAATACAGTTCATCCCTAGACAAGTCAGTTCTGCCAGTTAGCTTGCACCATGCAGCGTATCCTTCGTCTTTACGCACGCCATGAAGGGTTGAAAACTGACGATCTAGCATTAGAAGTCCAAGCAATAAGCTAGCGATAAGCATAATTAAACAAAACACCAATACTATGCTTTTCCAGCTCATTTCATTCCTTTCGGCTTATCCCACAGTCCCCGCCATTTAAGCAGCAGGTTGCCTTTAGCGTCTCTCTCCATGCTAACAGCTATCCGCCGATGCTCAGGAGCACACCAACGGTTAACACTTTTCTTCTCCCGCTTCTCATCCTCATCTTCGACCAGCTTATGCCGATCATTTATGAATTGCCGTAAGTCCATATTATTCTTTAACTGGAGTAAACTTGCTAAGCTCTCTCTTTAACTGCAAAACCTCTTCCTCAAGCTGGTAGATTAGCGAATTTGCCAATTCCACTGCCTTTGTGTTTGACGCAAGCCCAACCTTAGCATCAAGCGAGGCTGATACCGCACGAAGATTTGTAATCTCCTTTGCCTGCATATCAACCCTACTCCGCAGGTAATTGTTTTGCCCGCACATATCCATAATCTGCTTAATCAAGGAAAGGTAATCATCGTTATCCATATTCCCATCTTTAGTAAGCAACATAAGATAGTCAAGATAAATCTTCAACTAAATGAGAACTATTTTCAACTAATTACCTAAAACATCACTTCCCTTCCTCTTGACGTAGTACTCCGTACGGGTTCTTGCCAATTTTTTCGAAGTCGTACACCGTGAAATCCGCACTTACGCCTACGAAATTGGCAGAATTATAACACAATCTCACCTACACAGTCACCGCTTCGCGTTGGTTCGATTGTATTACATCATTTCCAAAAGTCAAGCTTATTCGTATTCTTAAATAACATAAAAGACCACTTAACTTACTAGCCCACCATACATTTAAAATTTTTTAATTTATTTTTAAAAACACACATCTAGCCAAACTAATTTCCGTAGTCTAACAAACAAATTCCGTAACTACGCATACAGCAGTCCTTTAGCTATAATCCATCTAACAGCTCTCCGTCAATCCTAGCAATTAACCACCTAACCGAATCAAGTAGGGCCTAATAGGATATTTTTTTAATGATCTGCTTAACCTATCGCAATTTCCATTAACCAACCACATCGCGACCCCCTCCCCCCCTACGTGTGGTCAGTCTCAATAGGAATGCCGCACAATGACCATTATGTCTAATCCACGGCAAGCAGTCGCAATAAGTGAGGCACAAGCACTAGATCGGAGCTGAAAGAGTAGTGAAGCACACACTAGAACAGACACGCGTGCGCGTGTGAGGCATTAAGGGTGAATGGATACAATCGATCAAACAACCTCTTTGCTTCTCTCTAAAGCTAAGGAAAGGGCATTCCATGAGCTACGCACGCACAAGGGCAACAGAGCGACAAATGAGCTTATTGAGACATGCTCTCAGTGGCCAGAAGAAAATAAAACGCGATAAATGGTTTTTTATGCTTGTTTTCTTTTGGTAGCTTGGCATTGTCATGGCTCTAACCTGTGGAAAACGCAGACATAAACTAAACACCAATGAAGACAAATAACCTTAAATATATATTCACCCACTCCACACCACGGGAGCGGGTAACGGTTAAAGCCTCGCTTAATGACGAATGCAAAAACGGCCACTCGCATTTTTCCCTCACTTGCTCCGCAGAGGAATTATCTCGTGGGCGGTGGGTGGACTCTTTCGGCGGCTGCGCGCATGAAGAAATCCTAAGGCGTTTCCCCAACGTTCCCGAGCTTCGCCTTTTAGCCTCTGTTCACTTGTCGGAGTCCGACGGTGTACCCATGCACGCTTTCGGCAATGCGCTCTATTGGTTTCAGGGTATGTTTGCCGACGGGTTAGGCGCTACATACCACGGCGGAAGCGGTCCAGATGGTAAGAGCGCCGAGAAGTGCCGCGAGATCCTTCGGGACCATTTACGGGCAACCCCTGAGCAGATCGAAGCCCTAACCAAGGCAGGGCCAAGAAGCGACAAGGAAATGAAATATACCCTTGAAAAACTTGGCTTTGTTCAGCAGTGGAAAGCGGAAGCGGACACGTTGCGCAAATGGTTAGAGGAAAAGACGGGCAATGAATACGAATACCTCGGGGAGCGTTTGAGCTATAAGCCAACCACAGAGGAGGAGGCGAAGGCGCTTGAGGAGTTGACCGCTAGCGGGTATTACTTACCCGAAAACATAGCGGCACGGGACGCGGCGAAAAAGGTGGAGGCTAAGCGCAAAGCAAAGGCGGAAGCGTTAGCTAATGCCGAGAAGTCCCGCGCCATCCTCGCCCGCGAGTTGGCGCTTAACTTGTGCGTTATAGACTCCGACAATCGGGCCGCTAAAAACGTAATTCTATACACTCACACAAACACAGTCGAGGCCAATTGGTCGGACTTAAACCCGCTTTGGAGTGAAGCCGATTTTATGGCGTTTGCCAATGAATGCAAATTGCGGCCCGAGCTGGCTGGTGTTGCTTTTAAGTTTAACGCAAAGCCCAGGAGCCGCTAACAATGGCCACCCTATTCCTGTCAGTGTCACTTTTAATAATGATTTTATGCACCCTTAGCGGTCTCATGAAGTCGCATCCCTCACTCCAAGACGACGAAATGAAATAAAACCACGAATTTTGCAAATGAATATCAGAAAAACAGCATCAGAATTTTATCACCTTTACGTTAACGATTATTTAACCGTTGAAAAAATAGCAGAGCATCACGGAATAAGTGATGAGCTTGCCAAGCTACTAATAAAAGTGGGCCGAAACATAGTTGAGAACCAATGGCACCCAGATAAATAACCTATAAAAAAAGCCGCTCCGTAAATGGGGCGGCTTTTTCGTGCCTAGTCTTCAGCCTATTGATTTAAACGTAGCCGTAGGCCGATGGAAAACAAGGGGACATGTTGCCTGCCCTTCTCCTCGGCCTTTCGCCTGAATTAGAGAACACTCAATTTCGATATTGTTTTGATCGTTCAAGTCTTGCGGCTCTCCATTTGCTTTTTTTGCTGCCCAATGGACAAATACGCACCTGTCGGCGTCTTGCTCAATGTTGCCGCTCTCCCTGATGTCGCTAAGGCGCGGCTCGCGCTCCTCTTTCTCGACGCTTCGCCCAATCTGGGCGAGTAGGATCATTGGTAGGTTTAGATCAATAGCTAAATCCTTCATCGCACGGGTAAAGCGACCAATTGCTATGTCTCGCGTCTCTCCCTTAGTTTGCTCCACATCGTAAGCCTGGAGATAGTCGATAACCACGGCGCACGGCTTCACCTGTAAACATTGAGCCTTAATGCGTGCCGCAATTTGGCTTAACGTGCGGTCACGATCAAACACCTTAAGGGCTAAATTGGCTTTTACCTCCTTCATGCCCTCCTTTAAGGCATCAACCTCCTTAAAAGTTAAACGACCATTGCGGGCTTCACGCCAGCTTGACCCGCTTAAGGACTGGGCAAATAATGGCGGTAGCTCACCTACAGGCATCTCGCGAGAAAACAGCAGCACATTTCCGTACCGTTGCGACCAACACCAAGCAAGCTGGCGTGCTACAGAGGATTTTCCACGGCTAGGACGAGCGGCAATTATAACCAATTCGCCATTCTGAATCGGCCCTAAATAGCGTGTAGCGTCCTTCCAAGGCCAAGCCATACCGTTGTCGCCCTCCCTGAGTTCGCCCCGTGCAATGCGGTCTAAACGGTCGTTTATGGGGTCGCAAGCGTCGTTAATGGTCAATTGCTTTTCTAGTCCTTCATGAATGCGTAGGGCATCTTCAATTTGTGCCGTGAACACGGAAAAGTCGCCGCTAAATGAGTGAGCGTTTTCGATCAGTTGGCTTGATCGACTGATAATCTCGCGCAGCATGTATAATTCCTGGAGCTTTTCTATGGCGTGCTTTGTGCCTGCCGTAGTGGGAACCCGTGAAGTCACCTTAAGGAAGTAATCGTATCCGCCAACGTCATCGAGTTTTCGCTTCTCCTTTAAGGCTTCGGCAATGGCATCAACCTCTAAAGGCGTTCCGCGCTTAAAGGCCCAAATAAATGTTTTCCAAAGCAAGCGGTTGCGTTCATCAAAAAATGAGTCTTCGCCAACTTTCTTGTCGAGTGCGGCTTGAATAGTAGTTATACCGTCCAGAAATACGGAGGCAATGACAGTTTCTTCAACGTCGAGGGAGTGCGGAGGTTGTTTTGACATGTAATTCTCTTTGTGTGTGCTGTTTTCTATATTGTCTAGCTGTTCTTAAGGCTTCAATCCATGAAGACGCTGTAATTGTCGCGAATGGTTGGTTTGTCCTTGTCAATAATTGCGTAACAAATTCCGTCTTCATTGCAATGTGACTGGCAGTGTGGTGTTTGTGGTGAACCTGTTCCTCTGCAAAGCCAGCGAAGACAGGAATAACGGGTATCGCAGGCTGCATCGTGGCAACGGCAAATGTCGTTAGGTAATTTCATGTTTTTACAATTTATATGGGGTTTTGAGCCTATTAACAAAAAGTCCACATTTTTACTGGTTTTATTTCTTTAATCCTGCCTAAATGGAATTGTGGAATACTTATTTTTTTCCAGTTTGAATGGTTAAATCCGCATTAGCTGGGAAAAGGTGAGACTACACAACGTTAGGCAATGCGGAGATACGTTCATGCATTTCACAGCATCCATCGGTTCCCCATCCCGAAAACCAGCCAAGCTCGGGGCCAGCGCATATCCATCCGCGCTGTTCCATTATGCTTTTCCCGTCCGTGTTCGGGTGCGAATAGTCGGGCAGCAGGTGCTTGCAGTTTCCGCACGCTCGCCCTGCGCCTTGCACCATATGTTTTTCGGGGCGTATTCCAGTAAAGCGGATGCTTGTTGATTGTGTTTCCATTGTGCTTTTTAAGGTTTATTGTCGGTCGTATTAGGCATGAAAACCAAGGCAGGGGCGTTACGTATCTCGGCCACAGTGAAAAGTCCTCCGCGCTTTTCAGTCCTATCTTTTGCGTATGTTTTAGCTTGTTCCTCGGTGCCGATTATTACGCAGTATGGGTGCGACCAGTTTTCCCATGGCTGAGGGTCAGCGTCCCACGAAATAAGGAAGACGGAGCCTAACCAGTCGCTAGACCTAATGTCCGCGCTGTGCCCGCTGATTGTTTTATTGGTTTCAGGTTTTGCGTCCATAGGTCACCTCAAACGTTGGGCAGAAGAGAAACCCACGCCTTTATGCGCCGTCCGGTTTTCTCAAAAACGTATCGACTCGCGGAATCACAAGCGCGGGTTAGATCGCCCCACCTTTTCAAGCTGCCGTTGCGGTATTCCCACCATTCGGCGTCGGCTTTGATCGCGTTTTCAACCGTGTATTCCCACGCGGTTGACGAGGGCCGTCCGCCCTTTGCGCCGTTGGCTTGGGCTGCGGTTGTCTTCGCGGGCGACTTAGCGCGCCCACCGACCTTGCCGCCCCGTTTACCGAGGGCGGCGGCGTGTTTATTTTTCATTTGCGGGCCTTCTTGACCTTGGCGGGGGTGCGGGCGAGTCGGGCAGCGGCTACGGCGCGGCGGGCGTCTTGCCAGCACTTGAGAGCGGCTTCGTCGTCGGCGGATACTTTGGCGTATGCTTCAGCAGCGTCGGCGCAGGCATCTAAGAGAGCGGTCATTTCGGTGTCGTTGTAGTTGTAGTTCATGCACAGACCAAAACCCAAACCGCTTTGGGTTTCAAGAACAATCTTCACGAAATCGAAAGATAGTTTCAAACCACGGAAAGCAAGGCAGTTACAGAGCCTAACCACGCGCTACAGGCGAATGACCACGCTGTTGACTCTGATGCTTCGGGAGTCTTCAGTGTTGTGGTCATCGCTGAGCTTGAACGTTGGGCAGAAACCATCGGCCCTCTCTGCCGCATAGTTTGTGTAATCGACACCCTATCCACCCCGAACCAAATCCGGTTCGATGTGATATACACATGCGCATAAACCGGAAAGATGCACTGCCATCTACGGGATTAAGCCTAGTCATATTTTGGGGGGCCTTACATTCCCCTGACTCGTTCCACTTACAGTTAATACATAAGTTCATGTTTTTCATTTAGGTTATTCAGAAATTAAAGACAAAGACGCCCAACCAAGCGCTACAGCGAATAGCCCGCAGACGCCGCTCATGGTTCGGCTAGTTTCAGTGGGCTATCGCTGAGCTTGAACGTTAGGCAGAGAAGACAGTGAGGAACCCAAGGACAGCTATAAATGCTGATCCTGCGCATAGTCCGGCAAAAAGAAACGTAAGCGTACGCCCCTCTGATTTAACAACCTTTTGATATTCTTCTTTGCTATAGGTAGGAACAAGTATGCCGGGAAATCTTGGCACTAATTTATAGATTCGTTTTGTCATGATGGTTTCGCGCAGGATTCTAGTTTCTTCAACTCGACTTCCTTCCATGCTTTTATCGCTGAATCACCGACGTAATAAAAGGCTATGGCAAACGCCAGTCCGGCAATCCACCAGCCCGATGATCCGTGTTTATTTACCACGGTAGGTTTTTCGTTACTCATGTTATTTATTGGTTAATCAGAAATTAAAGCATCATAGCCTAACCAGTCGCTACAGAGAATATCCCGCTTTTTAATTTGTTTTTGTTGTTTATTTAGCTAACGACGCCATTCAAGTGCCCTCTTACGTCCTAACGCAAGAAAAATCTGCGTCTGATGTGAACAAATCGTCCTTTCCTTACTTGGCCAAGCTACAAATGGTTGATTAGCCCTACGTTTAGGAGCGCAGCGAAATATGTCATCCCTGCAAGTGCAGGTGGAAGTTAAGGCGTTAACCGTGTATTCCCCTTCACCTGATGCAGACTCAACGTAGAAAATCCACGGTGCTTCGCCCTGTCTTGAAGTGTTCATTGATTAGTTTTTTAAGTTCATCCTCATTCATCCATTTTCCACTTTCATCCTTCCAGAAGTGCGGGTTTTCGTTAGGTGTAGAGACGATTCCACCGTAGGAGAAACCTAGTTCTGATGCGGCGTAACGCTCAATCTCGTTCAGTGTGCTCATAGCTTAAAAGCCTCAATCGTTGCCTTAAACGGGTTTCCTTCGATGCTTTTCACTAGGTCAAGCATATTCGCAGCTATGTCCCTAATTTCTTTTTGTGCCGTAGGCTTGTTGCGAAGACCAAGAAAATGCACGAAGGAGCGGAAGTTGAAACTTACGTCAAGGGTAAGCTGATTTGCGTAGGTCAAGAAAAATCGCGCACTTTCTTTTGCCCTGGCTCGCCCTAAAGCTGGAGTTAAGCGTGCAATGGTTGCGTGGTAAAGCCTGTCAGAGTCTATTGCGTGCGCTTTAAGAGCATTTTGAATGTCAATAGGCCAATCACTAGGGATGACGCTTGAGGTGGCCTTAATTTCTTTGTAACGGGCAGACTCACCGTTAACGGAGACGCCGATGCGATGCTTCAAAAGGTGAATGTGGCTAGCGGTATCGCAGCGCACCAAAAAATGGATCATTGACTTCTCGAAAGGCGTGTGGTGTCCGGCCTCTGCTAGCTGGCTTAAAAGCGCTGGTATGCGCTCCTTTTTCTTAGCGTCCAGCTCGCGGCTAGTGCTAGTCCATGCGCTTAGCGCGTGAATCTCATCGTTGCCGTAATGTCCAATCAATTCTACTGTGTTATTCATTTCTTTGAGTTTGTGCTTGCTTTTGGCGTTTTCTCCTCTGTCAACTGTAAGAAAACTATGCCTTTTTTCTTACAAAAATCAACAGTCAAGTCTAAATTATTTATTCTTTTAAATTAAAAAGTTAAAAATTTAAAGGTTAAAGTTTGAACGTAAAACAACCTTCCGTTTTCGCTTCCCTACCTAAGATTCCAGAAAGGGAGGTTTAAGGAGCAAAGCAAAGCTCTGCCCTTGGTAGTCTAACCCTTCGGATCGCCGTGTTACTGGTCGCTATTCGGTCTTGTCTCGCTTCCCTGACCTTGAGTTCCGTGAATTTCATTGGTTGCCAAGCAGGAATACCTCCCAACCTTACTTGGACTTGCGACAAAACCTATCCTCTGATGAGTATCGTGCTTTTGGCAGTATGGCCATCGAGTAAAGCATAAAATCCCGTACAGGGCGGGTGGAGGTGCCTGTACGGGACTAAGACCAGAGCGGGCAAGCTAGTTTTACCTAGCAGTTCCACCCGCTCGGTAAGAACTACAATCTACCACTTCGTGCAAACGTCAACTGGCAGCTACCAACTTTGTCATGTCGTAAGTGCTTGGTATTGCGACAACTCAGCCCGTAAAATCAAAATGTTGAAAAAATTAGCTCGCATTTTCAACAAGCGCAAAATAGGTTTTGGGTCATGGGGCGACGAAACCCATCAACGATCCTCTTACCTAGCCATCAGGTGACGAAATAAAGGTGGCGCCAACTAACACACAAAAACACATGACTGACACACAACTAAACGCCGAACAGGAAGCTTTTCTAGCTTTCATGGACGCATCTAAGAAAAGCCTAGATGCAACAAATCAAATTAGTGAGGTTTTTCGAAAGTATATGGATGCTACTAAAAAAACTACTGAGGCTTATGCGGAATATGTCCGCCTTCAAGCAGTTGAAACAAGTGCTTATTCCGACTATGTAGAAGCATCAAAGTTTTCAAATATTCAATCCGATAATGCCAACAAGTTACACAATGAATGGATTAAGATTAGGGGTTACTAAAATGGAAGAACATCCACATACAAGACTTATAAATACCAAAAAGTGGGCCGCAACGCAGGATGACTGCCGGGAGGTATCAATCTTAATTGAAGACCTTTTCTGGGCACTGGAAGAAATTGAACGCCTTCGTTTTCAACAATCCGACGCAGACTTGCAATATGACCTAGAAACCGAGTCTCGTTCTTGGCTACGGGAGGTGATCGAATGAGTAATGAACACGTAGCATCACTTTTTGCTTTTCTTAATTCAGCAAAGGTGAAAGAAAAATATGAGTTTTATCGGCGCGGTGGAGGCGCAGTAACTGGAACTTATTTACCAAAATCAAAAATTGGGTATAAGTTAACTGACAGCGAAAAACAGCAAATAATTGAACAATATCAAAAGCAGATACCGATTCAAGTAATTGCTAACAAAATTGGAAGGTCAAATGACTCTATTAGGAATGTTTTAAAAAGAGCTGGAATTTATGATGTTGATAGGGATAAACTATCAAACCTAATTGCAGGGCACGAATCAATTAAGACAACATACACAAATAAAAAACGCTAAAATGGGACACTATTACGACAAGGACGGAAACGCTTGCCACAAGCAGGCTACAAAGCCAGGGTCCAAGAATAAGACGCGACCAACTACGGTTACTGATGCACGTAAGCAGAATTTATTGCCTTCGGTAACTACAGTTTTCGATGTTATCTCTAAGCCATTCCTTACTGAGTGGCAGATTAAAGAGGCTCTTAAAGTGGCATATTCACGGCCTGCTTATGGCGGAGAAAATGAAGATGAATGGATTGCTTATGTACGCGAAAAGGCGAGCCAACAGGTGGGCATGGCGGCAGACCTCGGTACGAACGTCCATAAGGCACTAGAAAATGCCTTAAACGGCGAGGAATGGGCACAGGAACTAAAGCACTATGTATTGCCAGCACTAGACATTGTTCGTGGAATAAACATTAAGGAGCAAGTTAGTGAATCCATCACCGTAAACAGCGAGATTGGCTACGCTGGTTGCGTTGACTTGGCGGGATGGATAATCGATACGGAAGGACTGGCAGACATTATGCCTTTAACCGCTCCCGTCATCGTTGACTTCAAGACTAAGAAAACCAAGCCGAACGAAAAAATTGAGGTTAGTGAAACCTATCCTTGGCAGCTTGCGGCCTACCACGTTTCCAAGTTTGGCAAAGGCCAACGTGAGCTTCACCCTATGGCTAAGGCCGCGCTGGTATTCATCAGCAGCACTGAGCCTGGGCGCGTAGAAACTGTTTGGTTTGACCATTCTCAATTAAGCCACGCATGGGAGTGCTTTAAGGCTACCCATAAATTGTGGTGCTTGAGGAACAAATTTATCTTGACCTAACGGGAAAAGACGCCACTATTTATGTTGCAATGCAAACACTAAGTAATAAAGAAGAAGAAGCACTCAATGAAGTGCTTACAGATGTAATCCATAGCGAAGATGAGCGAGGCCAAAACCTTGCAATTGAACGCTATTTAAAGCTGAATATGGCTATCGCTATGCGTAATGGCACTCTTAGCGGAGAAATGTTCAATAAAGTCGCAGATACACTCAAACAAAAGAAACATGAAAACGTCAAATAGTCTTGTTAAGCTTGCGCCCGCTCTCGTAGCTGCACAAGCTGAAATTACTTGGGCAACCAAGGATTCGACAAACCCTCATTTCAATAACCGTTATGCTGACCTACAAAGCGTCATCGAGGCAATTAAGCCTGCGCTCAATAAGCATGGTATCTTCTTTAGCCAGCATCCTACCCCTAGCGATGCTGGAAAACTAGGCCTTACCACCATTCTTTTACACTCGTCCGGTGAGTGGATTGAGGACACTGCAATCATTCCTTTGCCTAAGAACGATCCACAGGGTTACGGCTCTGCTATGACCTATGGTCGTCGCTATGGATTGGCTGCGATTTGCGGCCTATTCCAAAGTGACGATGACGGGGAAGCTGCAAAGCCTAGTCAAATGCCAGTAAAAGCCACGCAATCGCCAGCAATGGCTAACAAAGCAGACATTGAAACTATCAACACCTTCGCTTCTATTTCCGACACTGGCCCCGTAGTTGCAAAAGCCTTCGCTCATTATGGCGTAAAGACATCAAAAGAGCTTTCTGCCGAACAATCTGCTATCGTAATTAAACGCTGCATCGAAACAGTTTCCAAGTAAACACCATGAATAAAAACATCCACCTACAAATCGACATTAACGCTCTCCGCGACTTTATCAAAGAGAACCCCACCTTTGTTTTCAAAGGAAAGAAGGACTACATTAGTCTGACCCTTTGGGCGAATGAAGTTCCGGATAAGTTTGGCAACGACTATTCCATTAAGCCGCGCAGCTCTAAGGAGCTTAAAGCAGCAGAGGTCAAAATTCCCTACGTTGGTAACGCTAAGTTTGCAGAGGCTTATGCTAATTCTAAGCCGCAAACGCCTATTCGCAATGTTGCGACAAAGGCAGTTGAGTCTGAAGACGTTCCGTTCTGATCTAGCACACACTCGCCCTAGGTGTTAAGATTAGGGCAACGTTCTTTTAACAGACTAGAAATAGTCACCAACTCCGTTCCTTGCAAGACGAGACTTCGGAATATATCGCTGGAAACTTTCGGTGAGAAAGCTGGATCAAGTGTTGGCCTGCTAACAGACTCAGTAAGTGTGTGGCTGACAGCGGAATAGTGCCTGTCCTACCGATGACTAGGCTCCATCTTCCCCTAGCTCGCCTCTGTCTGGCAGCAATCGCCACGTTACGCTACTAGGGGGTTCTTACCCACCATCATCTAACATCGAAAGAGGCTCCTTGAATGGAGTCAATGCAGGCGGAAATCCTGCTGGTGGTTCCTTCGCCTCCATAGCTCAATTGGCTAGAGCGACGTATTTGTAATGCGTAGGTTGTGTGTTCGACTCACACTGGAGGCTCCATTCTTACTCAACAATAATATTTACTGATTCAGTAAACCAATGAAAAAACACACATACACGATAGATAATTACTTCAATAAAAGCGACTTAGTGTTCTGGGCATTTAGATATATGCTAGGCCGTCAGTCTTACGCAGTTAGCGACTTTGCTGAACGTTTAGCTTTAAGCTGGAACTCACTAGATAAGCAAGTACAGCAGTTAATCAAAAAAGAGCTTGATAAAGCGTTCTTGAAAGATGATGAAACCCGTGCATTGAAATGCGACTACAAAACTCTTGGTGGTGATTGCGACCGTAATTCATGGCAAAAGGTTAAAGACGCCTATGAAAAAGCAAACTGAAAAGCCTTTCAATGGCGGAAATTGGTCGATTAGCCGTATGCGTAGTTTCGCTATGTCGGCACTACGGAGGGCACAATGGCCAGCTAAATACCAAGCAATTTCACAGGCTTACATTGGTGATGGAATTAACCCAAAGACAGGTAAGCCGTGCAAGTTACACAAATGCCCCACTTGCGAGAAAGTGTATCCAAAGGGCATGATGCACGCAGACCATAAAAATCCGGTAATACCCATTGACAAACAGTGGTCAAATGGTTTTCTCGGCTACGATTGGAATGAAGTGATGCGTAACTTATGGTGTGAAAAAGAAGGTTTTAGCGCAATTTGCAAGGAGTGTCATAAAACTAAAACAAAACAAGAAAACACAGAAAGAAGAAACAATAAATGATTAACCTGCCAGCTCCAATCGGATACAAGCCAAGTAAGAAAAGCAAAGGAGTATTTCGCTCTCCAACACAAGAAGAACGAAAGCTAATTTCTAAATTTATTCTAGTAAATGGGTCTTATAAAGCAGAAATAGAGTTTAACATTAGCAAAACATTAGCCAAATCTATTCGCAAACAGTTTGGCATTGCACCACTTAAAGTGGGACGAAGCGCAACTTATACTGATGACGATGTGAAAAAGTGGATTGCTTATTTAAAGGAAAATAAAAACAATATAAAGCAGTGTTCAAAAAACTTTAGCTGCTCACACGATACAGTTGCTCGCAGGGTTAAAGAATATGAGTCTAAATTTAATTAAACAATATTGCGAATATGTAACCAAGGCTGCAAGCGAACAGGGATGGAAACTCGCACTAGCTCTACACGGTTTCGCATGGCAAAAGGATGGTGAAACCAAACAATACATTTACGTTACCAATGATGCAAGAGACGCATTGCATCAGGCTTGTATGACACTCGATAACGACTTCCTCAAACTACCACAATTAGAAATTAAATGAAAACAGACGGACTATTCAGCGCACATTCAGTTATCATCAACGCAAAGCTCAATGAGCCCTTCTACATCATTCCCTTTGGCGACATCCACCGCGAATCAGAGGCATTTGCACATGAAGAATGGGAGCAGTTTTTAGCCTACGCAAAGAAGAAGAAGAACACCTATTTTTTCGGCATGGGAGATTTCACTGATGGTTGCTCAACATCAGAGCGTCAAATTTTGGCTAACGCAGGTATGCACGACAGTACGAAGGCCACAATGAAGGGTGTTTATCGCGGGGTTGTTAAGACGCTAGTAAACGAACTCTCCTTTATGAAAGGACGTATTATCGGAATGTTAGGCGGAAACCACTTCTATGAGCTAGAGAATGGCGAGAATACCGACCACGTTCTCGCTCACTCGCTAGGAGCTAAATACCTTGGGTGTACAGCATTGGTTCGCTTGAACATTATTCTGGGCAACAAGAAATCAACCCACCTAGATATTTTTGCTAATCACGGCAAGGGGGGTGGTCGTACCGTTGGAGCTACGTTTAACGCCATCGAGGATATGCAGAAGGTTGCTGATGCGGACATTTACGTTATGGGCCACACGCACTCTAAGGGCACTATGCCTAGCTTTCCTCGTATGCGCCTAGTGCAAAATGGAAATGACGGTGTAACTGTTCGCGCTCGCCAACCGTTCTTGGGCCGTACAGGTAGCTTCTTGAAGACCTATGAGAACGGGAAGAAGGCTTATGGCGTAGATGCTCTCTATCCAGGCTGTTCGCTTGGCGTAATTGAGTTTGAGGTGACACCAATTCGCGTATGCAAAGACGGGGTAGATCGCATTGAGCTAAAAATTACGGGTAAAGCGTAATGCTAATCCCTAGAGACAAGCCCTTCATTGACGGTCTTCGCTATCGGGAGACTGCCAATGCTGATAGTCGCAAGCTAATGCTCTACGAGGAGGACGAGAATGGGCCATTGCAGCGCATTCTAGGCGTTTTAGCAGACATAGAGGCGTTGCCGCCCAATAAAGTGGCGACGCCAGATAAAAAGAAGCACGTTGGCTTCTGGTGAGACTAGCCCCCGTTATTGGGGGCTTTTTTGTGTCTGCTCGTTAAGGCGCTGATTCTGCTCCTTCATGCGTTGAATTTCCTGCGTTAGCTCTGGGTTTATTAGTACCTCTCTAGCCAATGCCTTTGCTGGCAGTGACCCAATAGCCTTTTCAATGCTTCCAGACGCCTTGTAAATGGCAAAAGTAGTTGGGTTTCTGAGAAACAAGCTTGTTACTGCTGTTCCAGCGCTATCCTTTACGTCTAGCAACACTCTAAGCCCGGTACGCCTAGCAAACGCACCAGTTATGCTTTGAGTCGCAGCCATATTTACTGCACCCGCAACATTGGCGACTTCAGAGAAGCCTGAGTCACCAGCTAACTTACGCCTTGCGTCAGCAAGACGCTTTACTGGTAGCTGCATTTTGCTAAGGCTATTAAATGCTTCATCGCCAATTAGAATTTTCGTCATGGCGGACTCAGAACCAGCATTTTGAGAAAACAGAGGAGTGAAAAACTCATCCATTTTCTTGTAGTTTAGCGCCTTGGTTGTGTTTGGTCCAACATTTGTGGTTTGAGCGAAGTCATCCAACATATTCATTAGATGCCTATTGCTTATTTCTTGACGAAGCAGTGGGTTTTCATTTTCAAGTGCAGCCATCAATGCCTTTTTGTCTGCTATTTTCCCGCTTCCACTATCAAGCATATAGCTCGTAAACTGATTGAAGCTATCGTCATTTGCGCCGCTAATACCGAAGGATACTCCTGATTTATTGCGCCCCCGTGAAAGGGCTTGAATCAATGGCGATTGATTTAATTGATCTAAGTGCGCAGCAGCCGCAGTCTCAGACTGTCCAGAAATGCTAAATAGCCTGCTTGCCTCAGCTAAATCCTGTGCAGCACCCTTAGTGTTACCAGTAGCAGCAGAAACAGCAGCAGAATAGGCACGTCGTTTAGCAACCATCTCAGCAACCTTCTCCCCGACTGGCTTAGACAAGCCATTGCCAAGTCGCAATGCGTCAATAACCTCTGGCTTGCTATAAAGATCAGAAAGCTCTTGCGAGGAAAGCTTGCTAGCGCCTGCGTATTTATTTAGCGCGCCCCTTATGGTACTAAGCTGTTCAGCTGACCCAAACCCAAGGTCTGCAACATTAAACCCGTTAACCCTTGATACGCTCTTTAAGTTTCCAAGAAGCTTATTTGCGTCAATTTGGAATGTGCCAGATGCAGCAGTAACGGATGAATCAGATATTATCCTATCACGAACTAACGAGTTAAGTCTTTTTTTCATTGCTGCTTGCATAACCGGATTTCCGTCAGCAACAGCATTTATGTAAGATGTGGCGGCCCTGTATTCATCAGCCGAACCCTTAACCATGTTTCCAGTTAGTGAGTCAAGCGCACTATCATTAACAACTCTACCAAAAAGAGACTTCCCCAATGGATTATCCTCGGCTGCACTTATCGTTCGCCACCACTTATTAGCTGAATCGTAATTAGATAAACTCGTTTCGCCAAATTGACGCCGAATAGCAGCTCTAGTCTTTTGCGCAACTCTATCGCCAATTGCACTAAATACGCGCCGCTGTGCTGCTGGCGCATCCCACGCGGCACCATCAGCTATCTGCCTACGAACATCCCTGATTGCGCTAAGTGAAAGGTCTCCACTCTCAGGCAGGCTAATGGAAGGCATCTCTATGTTTGAGGCACCAAGAGCCTTTTTAGCCTCTGAAACGGCATCAGATATGTCTTTATTGGTAAGCAATGTTTGGCTTGGTGAAAACCCTAGGTTTTCCTCACCAAAGCGAATGGACGCCTGCTGTGATTTATACGCCTCTAATCTGCTGGCAACATGAGTCTCCCAATAATCCTTCATATTGGTTGGCGTTACCTTTGAGCCTGTTTTGCCAACCCCAGCAGCATAAACAGCAACACTCTCCTGCACATCTCTAGCAAGTGCGTGATTAAGCTGCTCGTTTGCTTGAACAAGTGCGGTTCGCGCAGCACCAGACTCTAATGAGTTACTAGCTTTCGTTGCTTGGTCAAGTAAAGATTGTGCGCGACGGACATTGGCTAATGCAGCTGCTGCATCAGCAGATGATGCGGCAACAGCTGTTTCAGCAGCATTCAATCCCCGTAAGTGCTCACCTAAGTCGCTAACGATGTCGCCACCAACCCGAACATTTGATACATCCGCGATGTTTGCTTTAGCAGCAGCAAGCATTTTAGCAGAAAACTGCGCCTCTTTTATTGCAGCACTTGATCCAGTTACAAATGAACTACGGAACGATGAGCTGCTTCCAGTTGGGGATAAATAGTGAACTGGAATATCATTTATTTTAACTCCAAGTGAAGCAAATTGCTGCGCAGTCTCATCAATTGCATCGGCGCTTCTTTGCACTCCTTGGCCCATGCGACTTAATAGCCCTCCACCAAACCCAAGGCTACCTGAAATAATTGCCGATTTCTTGTCCGGCAAATTGCCCGTGTCAATAAGGCTACCAGCCGTTTGAAGCGCAACAGCTGCTGCGGCAGACTTGAGTGCGCCACCGTAAATAGGTGCCGATGCAGCGATAGCACTACCAACCTTAGCGTTAATACTTTCCTTTGTTGGCTGCTTCCCGCCAAGCCCCCACTCAATGTATTGAGCCAATGTTTCCCCAGCTAAATTGGCTGGAATCATTAAGCCGGATTGTCCTGCCGCACCAGCAATCGTGGTGGGCTGTCTCATGGAAAGCCCAATGGCTAGTGACGGAGCCAACCGCGCAGCGGTTGGCAGTAATTCTCGGCTTGTCGCAGCCCTAGCAGCAAGCATCATTGCCTGCTCCTTGTTTTGGGGGATGGAATTAGCTAGTGAGCTGATTGCATTGGAGCCCCATTCAGTAAATTTAGAAATGTCTGACTTGGCTTGAGCTACCTGATTATTTATATTGTTGATTGGATCGAAAAACGCATCAGGCTTGGCTTGAACCTGCTGATCTTGGGACATCGACAGGTACTGATTAAGGGGAGCCATTTCGCCCTGCGGAGCGGGCTGCTGTTCCTGTGCTGCTGGCAGCGACTGACTTAACTCAGCATCCTTTTGCTTGATGTAAGCAATGTCATCCTCCGTTGGAGGCGTATCTTTATTCCATTGATACTCACGGCCTGACGGAGATGTAATTGTAGCCATTTTATTATTTCATAGACCAACCGCCGCCAAGGTCAACTGCGCTAGATTTAGTTGCTGTAGCCTTGCCAATTCGACGCAATGCTTCATCAGTGGAATTGTAGTCATCCTTAATCTTGTTAACCGCAATGTTTATTTCGCGGACGCTAGCACCTTCAGCATCCATCTGGTTAAATGTATCCTCCATCAACTTAGCACGCTCGCCAGCAATTTGTGTCATTGCGTTGGCAAATTTAATAGATGTGATTGGATCTGTAATGGATGGAAGCGCACGCTCCACGCGCTTACCTTCCATGTCGGACAATGCACCCAATCCGCCCATGAACGTCTTAAAGGAAGCAATGGTGTCCTTTGTTAGCCCCTTGGTAGCGATAGACTGAAGTGCTGCACGTTCTGCCGATTTCTCGTCGAATACCCCAGCTAGCTGTAATGCAATTTCTGCTGGTTTAGCCATTAAGCCAGTAATCAACTTTGGGTCATTGAGGAACACCATTTGCTCCTTAGCTGACTTTCCCGCCTCAATAGAGGAACGGGCCTTATCTAGCGTAGAAGTTAACCCCTTTACCGTATATGCCGCAATAGGGTCTTGTACTTGCGTTGCAGGTAAAACTTTGGTGGTCGGAATGAATCCACCAGTGGAAGGATCAAATTCAGATGTAGCAACCAATCCCTTGTTTCCAGAAGCCATTTTAACGGCAACCGTATTAGCTTCCTCTGCTGTTTTATATGACTGCTTTTGTGGCTTACCAGATTTAAGTGCATCAATTTCAGCAATTGTCTTATCCAAGTTTGCAGCAGCCTGATCTTCTGCTTGCTTGCTCTGTCTAGCCATAACATAAGCAGCATTCGCAATAGATGGATCGGTTTCTGCTGGTAATGCACGACCTTGGCGAACGGTCATCGCAGCATCTTGAATAGCCTTGGATTTCTGGTATTCAGCAAACTTCTCTTGCTCCATACCAAATGCCTCCTTCTGCTGTTTCATCTGTGAGAACTGGTTAATCACTTGAAACGTAGGAGCTGCACCACCAAAGGACTTAACCAAATGCTTAACCAGCTTCTTGTCGGTTGGGTCAGTTAATCCAATTTGTTTAGCTTCTTCCGGATTCTGAATGGCAAAACTGGAAACAGCTTGCTCAGCGGACGCCTCTTGATCCTTCTTTTCCTGCTCCATGCGGTATTGCTTAATAGCCGCACCAATGCCCTGCCCTAGCTGTTGCATACCTTGCCCAATAGCTTGGGCACCTTGAGCTGCCCCCTGGGTGTAAGCAGAGTAGTCTGTTCGCCCAAGGGCCGGATTGATTGTAGAGCCAAAAGCAGGCATAATTATTTCTTTAAATGGTTAGCAATGCGACCGTCCATCCAATACTTAATAAGCTTTTTCAGCTTAGGCTTATTAGCAATCCACAAAGCAAACTTTTCACCGTGCTTCATGTACAAATCAAAAAGCCAAAGAGGTGCTTTAAGCGTAAGCCATTCACGGAACAGTAACCAAGAAGGGCTATCAATACCATAAACCTCACGGGCTACCCAGCACATTCCGCCAGCGGCAGCACCAGCACCACCAAGTGCACCACCAATGATAGCACCCGTCATAGCACTCTTTGCGCCAAAAATAGAAGCATTATAGTTGGCCTGATTAGATGAGTTCTGCAACGCCAAGTTAACGCCAGCATTGGGGTCAAACAGCTTCGGCCCTTGATTCTGAGCCATACCCTGACTTTGCCCCATAAACTGACTGCCCATAGCCAAAGCATTGCTAGGACGACCAAGAATCACATTGGCAATGTCACCAGACATAGCACGGTTATAACCAAAAGCCTGCTGGCCTGCTTGCTGCGCCATTTGCGCACGTTGGGCAAGAGCGTTCTGCCGATTGAGCATTTGCGCAGCAATTACGGAGTTACTGCCAGTACGCCCAGCCTGTTGACCAAGCATTAGGGCTTGCTGATTAGCAGCCCGCTGATCTTCAAATCCAAGCTGTCCTGCCTTATTGAAAGCATCTAGCGCATAAGCCTGTTGAGCCTCGGCAATAGCCTTAGAATAGGGGTCTGCGTTGCGTAGGGCTTCAGTTGTCTGAGCACCATATTGACTAAGGCTGGCAATGTCCTGCTGACGCTGCATAGCTTGCGCTTCACGGTCTAATTCAGCCGATTTGCGTGTAGCTTGCTCAGTAAGGCCAATTACACCTTGCTGACCTCCAGTGCCAAGCATATAGGTGTTAATGTCGGCCAAGTCGAGAGCGGCATACTGAGGGCGATTTACGCGCTCTGCCTCAAGCAACCTAGCCTGCAATGTAGGATCGGTTACACCTTGGTAGTTGGTAAAACCTTTGCCAAAGAGATATTCACCGGACGCTTGCGCTGCGTCAACTGGTTGTGGTGCTGCTGGTGCTTTTCCGCCCATATTAGTATCGAGTTAAAATTGTTTTGAGTTTTCCTAAATCGTAAAAACGTACATTGTCCTTACCTTTAAATCCTCGTTTCCAACCTATGCGTGGAAGGTTGTAAGGCAGCTTATTTATCAGTTCATCCATCCTACCACTTCCTACAACTAATTCAATGAACCATGCGTCGTGTCCATCTTCTGTAAATTCTTCATGATTAACTTCACGGCAAGGACGGGCAAAGGCCAATCCTTCTGGACTGGTGTAAGTGTAACCGTGCATGGTATAAAGCCGCTGTAAACGGCTAAACTCCTCAGCACCATACATGGATAGTGCTGTTTGGATTGCTTTCATTAAATCTTCAAGCGCGCTTCTGCACGTTTACTCAATACTTCAGCAGGAATAGGTTTTCCTGATTCAGCTTGGCGGGAAACATACCAATCAGTTGAAGCCAGATATGTTTTTGCTTTAATAGATTCGCGCATCTTGTCAGCAGCGGCCTTCTTAATTGGATCAATGGTAATCATGGTTTAAATAGCAGTGTTATTTAGTGTGCTAAGTTCGCCAGTCTGTTCGTTGCGAATAAACAGTATGTCACCGTCGCGGGCGACTACAGCGTTATTGGAGCCTGCACCAAAGTCAGCCCCGTGACCGTCGGGATTGGAAAAGTCGGCATTCCATGCGGAGCGCTCGGTGCGGTCAGCGGGGATGTCGGCGACATCGACGATGCGGAATGGCACGCCAGCGGGCACGTCCTTTGCGGCGATGTAGGAAAGCGGAAGATTGGCATCGGCAGGGATTAGCACAGCAATGCCGTCTGCGGTTGGGTAAATGATGCGATTCATGTTAGTTTGAAAAAATACAGCAGGTGACGAAGTCAAAATCAGCGGTTCCGCCCGTGGAAGGTAGCCCGACACAAATCCCGATTGATCCTGTATTAAGTGGATAAGTTGCAGACCCCTTTGGAATAGCATTGGCACATGTGTCGGTGGCAGTTGAGTTAGTCCGACGGGTTGACGCAAAGACCGAGTAATTTGTGTTACTCATCGCGCTGGTAAAATTCACTGTATAGTCACCAATCCCGTTATCGGTGATAGAGCTGACGTTATATTGATCGCGGATAGCCACCGTGCCGGTGCCGTTAAAATTAACCCATGCCTTGCAAACTTGTGCTGAAGCAGCTGTCGCAGCAGTACCAAGTCCTAAATTAGTTCTAGCAGTGGATACACTGGCTACGTCAGATAAATTAGATGCACGCTGGCAACTAGCAGATTGTGCTGCATCAGCCTCAGCCTTAGCAAAAGCACACGTTGCAACAGCGGTTGTGTTGGTATCAGCAGCTTGCGTTACGGCCGTAGCACCAGTCGGAATGGCTACCGTGGAAGATAACTTTGCGCCAGTAATGCCACCATCTTTAACAATGATTGCTCCACCAGACAAAGCAGTGGTAACACCATCTACAGCACCAGTGTCGAACGTGCCGCTATCAACTAGCTGATGCAGCTTAGTAGAAGTAACTTGCTCTGTGCCGGTGAATGTTTTTCCTTTAACTAAAATTGCCATAAATTATGTGCTTGATTGTTGAGATTTCATCGCAAGAGCAGCGCCAATTTTAACAGCTCTTAGTTTTGGCCTGCCAGCAGTAGGAGTAAAAACCAATTGACCGGAATAGCCCCGATAGTTGCCGGTACGAGTTCGTAAAGTTGAATCCTCGCCTGCTGCAAGTGTTGAACCAAGCATTTCATTAACACTTTTAAGTTGAACAGAGTCATCAGGATTAACGATTTCTAGGCTCAGACTAGCATTACTGGCAATTGCAGCAGAGCTTTCCACATGGATTTCCACGTTATTCCACTGCTTCTTGTCGATGACGCCATAGGTGTAACCACGCAAAGCCACCTCACTTGGCACAGAATGCTGCGTCTCTGGCTGTGCCACTTCTAGGGCCAATGTGTCTTGAAAGCTATCCAATGTTTCAGCCTCATGTATTGCTCCACTTGAAGAAACATAGAACAGGCGATTAACGCTACTTGCGCCCGCCTCCAACACCCACTTAACGTCAAATAGGGCCGTAGCGTCATCATTAACCGTGTCCACGCTTTCCCATGATTGATTAAGGAAGCTATAAACCAAAATGGAGCTATTGCTTGTCGCGCTATCCAGCGGAACGGCCAAATAGTAGCGATTGTCGTGAAACACGGCAGAAGCCTTGTCTGCATAGGCTCCATTGATACGCTTTATTACCGGACTAATAGACTCACTTAGCGGCAATCCAGCTCCACGCAAGTTATACAAGTCACCGAAATCGAGCGAGTAAACCCCGTTATCGCTAAGGAAAATAATGCTATTGCCAACCGTAACGATAGATTTGCGTGCTATACAGCCAACCTCACGGGTAAGCTCCTTAACTTGTGTGCTAGACAAATCCACCGTTCCCTGTACCAAATGGATGCTATTGCGACAGAAAACGATAATACTGTCATCAGCAAAAGACTTGAGGCCAACAATGTAATCGGCAGAGCCAGACGCGATAACAAATTGGTCTTGGATGGTGTCATAAGTGTTTTGGTCGAGAATGTCAGAGGCAATTAACTCATCTAGCGTGTTTCGGCTAGTGATAGTAGGCGTACCACTGGTTCCAGCCATTTTCCATTTATACGGCATCCATAGGCGGCGACTATGATAAATAGCCCAAGGCGGCGTTGGCATGTGCGAAAACCCTAAACCAACTGTAACTCCTTTTGTAAACACAAAACTCTTATTTGTGTGGTTGCCTACTTCTAAGCGAATAGTAAAAGTATTTGCAGTTGGAACTGTTTGAACGTAATAAAATCCTTTACCCTCAATAGAGGGATCATTTGTCTCAAGAACCTCTATTTTATCCCCTACAATTAAGCCATGTGAGGTTTCCGTAATTGTAGCAACACCATTTGTTATATTGGTATTTGTGGATGTTTGAAATATTTTTGGCTGCGTGTACGCACCATTGGAAACAAGCGTAAACGCACCAGTAATAGATGCACTTGTTGCAGCCCATTGAAAGGCCACTTCACCGTCTCGCAGAATGAAGACGTAATTAAACGCATGGAGTACATCGCATTCCGCTGTTACGCCTTCCGTTCCAGGATAGGATACGTCCGTACTTGTGCCGTCAGCAACTTTCACGAATACGGCCTTATTGGAGCCAGCTAAAACAATGTAGTCGTCTCCTTGGCTATATGGGTTGCTAAACACCGCAGCACCATAGATGCCTGCTACATCATTTGATAATGACGGAGGTGTGCCAGCATCATTTAAATTAAATGGAAGTTGCAAGGCGTTGCCTGTTGCAAGAATAGGCCCAAATACGTCAATGGCCTTGCGGGGTTGCCAACTACCATCAACATCTAAGCGCCCATTCTCGCTCCGTGCTAACGTACCAACGGGGAGCTGGTCAGCACGCATACGCATGTTGAGCTTCGTAAAGCCCATGTCCGCATCGTCAACAATTTGCGTGTCATTAGGGCCGTTAGATGAATAGCGAGGCATTTTAGTTAAGCCGAAAGGGCAATTGCCAACTGAACGCTAGATTCCTTAGCTAAAACAGTTGAATTTTCAATTTCTTCAATTAGTGTAGCAACTGGAGCAATGTAAGCTTTTCCTGAATTGAAATAAATGCTTCCGGTTGTCGTTGCAGCAACAAGTCCGGTTCCTCCGGTTTTTGTTATAAAACCTCCAGTAATTGTAAGGAGTGATGAATTTTTATTGTCAAATGCAAGGTTGACAATTGTTCCATCTATAAAATAATTTGCAGTATCTGTTGCAGTTATGCAATTTAGAAATGAAATAATTCCATTTTGGGTTGTTTCAAAATACTTTGCCCAAGCGTATGCGCGTGAAAGCTCAGTGAAATTATCTGGATCATTTACATCCACTTGGACATTAGGAAGGTCTGCCGTAAATTCTCCACCATTGCTACTATCGCAAGTTGCTCCATCAATTGCATTAGCTATATAGACTTCGTCATTGCTTTGAGAAGACAAGAAAGTGAGTCCGGTGTTCGTTAACACTCCATTAGCAACAAGACGATTGCGATCTTTGTTTGTTGCTGTCATTTTTACTGTAATATCAGAAACCCATGGAGTTCTAATGCGAACACCGGAAGCACCAACTATGCTATTATCAATAGTTGTGGATGATGTTTGATTATAAACCCAAGCCCTGCTTGAAGATACAATATTTGGAGCAGTAATTAAAACTGAACGTCCAGTAGAGGAAGTGTACCAAGTGTTAATAACAGCGCTTCCTAGAGTAGTTACTACGCCCGTAGTTAACCCGCCTGTAAAAAGCGTTCCAGCGTCCAAGGTCGTCGCTTTTATCGTGATACCCGTGGAAAGAGTAAAGACCTGTGCGGCAGCAGAATCGACCGTCAGCGCATAGGAACCAAGGTCAACACCAGCACCATTTTTTGTCGCAAACTGACCCAAGGTCTTGCCGTTGCTGGTCGTTAAATACGCTTGGCAATAGTCGTAAATCCGGTCCCATGTTCCAAGTGTGGTGTAGGCCAAAACCGTGGCTAGCGTCGGCTGGCTGATGCTGGTGTCAGCGATGTTAGCGACAGCAGCGGAAAAACGCCCGCCGCCCGTCACGCCAATGGTTCCCGTTTCGGGTATATTCCCATATTTAACTGCCCTCCACCGCCACAAGCCGGTCGCCCCGGCAGGTATGTAATAGGTGAAACCCGAAATGCTAGTTTCATAATCCTGCTCAATTGCTGATCCATTTTCGAGATAGACCGTATGAGCCGCCAATCCATTCAAAGTAAAGATTCCCGTTGTTCCCGCATCGCTGGTAATAATTACGTCCGAGGTGTTGGTCCCCGGGGCATGGGTTTTGCCGGTAGAAAGGGTCAGGAATCCCGTGCCAGTGATATTGCCTCCTGCTTGGGTCAAATTCGCAGATAGTGAAAAATTGACGCCGTCCGAAGAGGTGACAATCGGCGCGAGTTGGTTGGCCGCTTCATACTGCTTGAGCCAATCGTAAATCTCCCGGATGCTTCGGTTGGCGGTGAGGGTAAGGGTTCCAGCGCTATAACTAATGCCCGTTAATGCGGCGGCGGAGGATTCGCTCAACTGGACGATGGGGTCCACCGTGAGAGTTGCGCTGGACGGTGCGTAAAGGTAACCGTAATGCTGCGACCAATCAATCCATGGAGCAAAACTCATTCCCGAGAAATATACATTCCCCGTGGTATTAACCGATTGAGTTGTGACAGTGACCGTGAGCGACCCTGCGGAGAGAGGTGTTACGGTGATGGTCCCTTGGTAATCCGTGTTTATCGAGGACCCGGCGGTAAAGGTTTGTGGGGTAATACCCATCCCGGAAATTGTTACGCTTGGCGGCGTACCGTTCGTGTAATTGGCATCATAGCGCAACCCAAAACGGAACGTAGAAGCAATCCCAACACTTGCCGAAATTGAAAATGTTTCCAAGTGCTGCACGCTGGCGAGGCGGGGCGAAAGCTGAATCGATGAACGCGAGCGAATTAACTGGGAGTTGTTTCTCACCATATTTCCGCTAAAAATATATTTTCGCTGGTCGGTAGTATCTTGGTTGTAATTAATGATCCGTAAAACCGAGGTTGGAGAAACTTGGTTAATCGTCTGAAACTGGTTTTGAATTACAACGCCAGAAACAAAATTGCAGTCGGTCATCGGGATGGTGGAAACCACTCCTGTTACCGCGATAACCAATGGTGCAGTTATACCGTTGGTTCCAAAAGTCCCGAAGTTACAATTGTTATATACCGCGATTGGCTTGTCTTGAGTGAGTGGTGGATTACATCCAAAGGTGCAGCGGTTATAATAGGCCGTTGACATTTGGTCGCTACTGGAATCGCGCAAGCTTACCAGCCAGCAATCATTATAAGTCTTACTTCCGGCCAAACCGAAAAACACAGTGCCGACTGATCCCGCTCCCGTGGTATTATAACCAACACAACGATTAAAAGTCACAACCGAGTTGGTTCCATTAAATGCCGTGGCTCCGCTCGTTGTTGAATAATGCGCGCAGTCTTCAATGCGCATATCCGTTTTATAAAACGATATTTGGAATCCACCCGAGCCACCAAACACGCTACATTTTCCAATATAGGCATATTGAGTGCCAACCGGATTCTGGGTAGCGTTTAAATTATGGTGTATACCCGCACCAGCGCCTGAGCCAATTGTCGTTACGCCGGTATAAATACCACCGTTGTTGTTCATATATTCAAAGCAGGTATTGAGAAACTGGCTGTGTCTCCCGGCGATAGTGCCGTTGCTTTGAATTGAAACTGAAGTGGTAAAGTTGCTTGCGCCACCCACCGTTACGTTGCTAGAAATTAAAGAAACTGGCGTTGCCGCGATGTGCGTCCATGCCAGAGATGCCGAAGTTGCTGGAGTAGCTACAAGTCCAAGTGTGATTGTCGCGGGCACGGTTCCGCTAATCGCCTTTATACCAAATGTCTCTATATGGCTAGAAAAAGAGTCTGAGGTGTGGATGGCGATTCTATTACCAACGGTCCACCCAGTTCCATCGGCAACTACAATCGTGCCAGCACCGGCGCTGTAATCTGCGTCAAGGGTGGTATTGATCGTTGCTGGAGCACCGCGAAAAAATACCCGCGCCCCTAGTCCAGCGCTATCATGTAAAACATATTTACCCGCTACGAGATTTCCAGCGGAGGCAAATCGAATGGTAGCCGAAATGCCCGAAGGAATAGGTGAATCAACGTTGTAGGGACTGATGCAGCTGGTGTCGGTCCCGTAATCAATTACCGAAGTAGCCGAAGTAATCGCCAACGATCCAAAAATAGTAAGAGAGGAATTGGCAACACGGCTGGCTATCAGTTGCCCTCCCGCCGCTATTGTAACTACCGTCGAAGCCGCAAAAGTGGCCGGGGTTGTTACGCTGCCCGGATCAGTACCAACAATGCGAGTATCGCGAATAGTAACCGCGTGATTGAGCGTGATCGTGTCACCTTGAACTGGAACTACGCCTCCAGTCCACGTAGTCGTAACATCATAAAATCCAGCTTGAGCGGTAGTTATAGCGGCCATTACGAATATGTTACTGACTGAATTTTATTGTCAAAGTATGACAATGTTTTAACCAAACTTATTCCGCTTGGAGTGTTTCCAGATAGTACGATTGAAGTCAATTTTCCTGACGTGTAATTATATGTTTTGGTAACTGTTGATAAGCCTAAGTTAAAAACAACATTACTAATGTAGTTTCCATTCCAATAAACAGTATATGGGTATCCACTTAAATTCCTACTAACCGTATCAAAAGATTCAGTCCACTGTGCTGAACCAGTAGAAACCTCAACATTAACTTCAGTTAATGCCTCAGTTATAGAAACTGAAATAGGATTTGTTACGTTTTCTACCGTTACGGAAACATCCGTAATTTCACTGGCTACAGAAACAGAAACGGAATCATCTGCCTCATTTACGGAAACCAAAACATCGTCAATCGAAATTGGCGAAGATACATATACAGGATTGTCTACTAAAGTAAAACTAAAACTTACGTCATTAGTAGTTAATGGCGATGAAACTGAAACTTCATCGGGCATTACACTTCTTGCTCGCTTCTGAGCATTGTAAACGAACCTTTAATCCATGTTTTAGCAACTCCAGAAATTGTGCAACGAATATCCCAGCTGTACTGTTGCTTACCCCAGTCTTGCGTTACGGTATCAGCAATTGCAGGCCGCGTTACAACATTGGAAGAAACGACACAGCTAACAGGCCCGTAGATGAGCACAGAGCCGTGTTTAACGCCAAAAGTGGCAGAGGTGATAGTAGGTGCCACATTGTTTACCAAAATGGTGAAATTGCGCGATTCTAGCGTATCGCCACGAACCACTTGCTGAATGGGTACCTCACCTTGAATTGCCATAATTAGCAGCCTTTACGCTTGCTGGAATGGTCAGACATTTTTATTCCGCCTTTAGCAGAACCATATTCCATCTTGCGCTCGCGCTTGCTTTCGCCACGCTCATGCTTCATTTCCTGTTTTTTGGACTTATACTGTTCGCCGGATTTGCTCATGTTACTTAGAATTAGATTCAGATTTACGGATTCTATCAATTAGCGCCATTGCGCATAAAATTACACCTGCCCAAAAAGAAAGTTCACCAATAAAGCCTTTCATTATTGGGTATAGCGATTGCGCCCAAGCCCAAAAGCCTGAGAAGCTTCCAATAAACCCAATGTTTTCATTTAAGTAATGTCTCATTTTTTAAGTGATCCTCGGTCTACACCTTTCATTTTCTCAAAAGTACGCATACCACCAAGTCCAAGAAGGCCAGCCATTAGTTGCCACAAGCTATCGTCCAATGAAGGAATCGGAGGCACATCAAACCCCATCACTGTAGCAAACCATGGAAGAAGCGGAGAAGCAATGTACTGAACAACCAAAGCAGAGCCACACACCCAGCCAATAAAAGGACGCCAACCAGCAATAAAAACCGAAGCACTAGATGCTTCTACCTTATTTACCTCAATTTGCGCTGATTGTGCTGCAATAGCAGCTTTGGTAATTTCTCCTTCTTGCCGAAGCAACTCTTGCTCAATCGTGGCTTTAAACTTTTGTGCCTTTTCTTTAGATGGAAAAAAGCGGCCAAGAATTCCATCAATGTTTAACCCTCCTAAAATTGTTGTGATTAGGGGGTTCATTGCTTCAATTTATAGATTAAGGTTACCACTCCGCGCAAGTTTTTGCGAGTTACCCTATTGGAGTCGTAAAACTTGTTGTAAGAGCCTGAGCTAATCCATCCTTCGCCGTCTAAGACATTAAGCTCATGGATTATTAGACTACCATTTTTATGTTCAAAAACAACTACATCACCAGTGACAAGAAGTGCAAAATCATGGGAGTTATTCACAACTGCCCACGCAACAATTTCATCAGGCTTTCCAGCAGGAATTAAAGGGCGCATGGAGCCAGTTCCCTTAATTGCTACTACGTTGCTATGTGAACGCAACATTGAGTCCACGTCAAAACTGTTTATTTCAACAATGGAAGGGTGCGGTTTTTTATCCTTAATCATGTTAATGGCAACAATTGTTAACAGGGAGCAAATTATTGCCAAAATAATTGCGTAAAAGACCTTATTCACGAATTAAAACCTGCTGTGCCTACTTAAAAGTAGCAGCAAGAGTGAATACTTGGTCAATTTCTTCCTCTGTCATTCCGAGCGAAGATGCCATTGTGCAAAGCATAGGATCATACCTATTAATTTCAGAAGCAAATTCCCAGGCATCTTTAGCGTCTTGTGATGCAGCAACAAGAATGGCCTCGACTTGGCTGCGCATACCTACTGAATTGAGCGCTCGGCGGATTTGTAGTGGCGTTACGGGCGATGGCGGTGGAGTGGGAGGGACAAAAGGAGTTGCCCAAAGAATTGGTAGTTCTGCTTCCACGTTATCCTCGTTGGCCGTAGTATGGGAAACAAAGCCAATGGCCGCGCCATCACGGAGAACCACGTAACTGTTGCCGGAGATTCCAGTAACGGTGACAATAACCTCGGGTTCGGTGGATACCGTGACCGACATCGGCCACGGCGAGAGTTCTACGGTAGGCTGTTGGGTTAAGTCGCTCATTGAAGGTATTCCCACATAATCGTGTGCTCGAGGGTGGCGGTGGTGCTGGAGTTGACCCAAAGATTGCCGGTGGGCGTAAAGGGCGTAAGGAGCGTGATTTGATTGTCGCCCGAAACGACGGCAGCAGAGGCGCGGTATTGAGCGCCTGCCGATACGTTGCCCAAGGTCACGTTGGGTGTGCCGCTGGAGTTAATCACCCAGCTCGAAATGCGAGCGTTGGTGGGAATGATGACTTGCGAGCCTCCGATCTGCTGATTGCCCGAGGTATTCGTCGTAAACCGAATGACTCCACGCATGGCCGGATCGATGACCGAAACGCCGGAAGCGGGCAGGATGATGTCGGCGTTGTTGCCGCTTGTATCGCGCACCGTGTACCCAGCGTTGCGCTGGCCGGAATCTTGTTCGAAGAGGGTGCCGAGGGGGATGACTGAAAAGTTTGAAACTGTGGTCGCTGCAACATCCCCTGTTTGGACGTAAAAATATGGGGAAAGGGTGCCAGTAGATACAGTTACGTCTATGGTGTAGGTTCCCGCAGCCGATAGATTATTAAATTCTGAAATTCCGCCACTAGATGAATTTGTAGTGAAAGTTAATGCGCCTGTAACAAATCGAAGAGCACCCGTAGTCTTAGTAAAACTAATTAAGAATCTGCGTCCACGGCCATACGAACCCGCAGGATACGTCCCGTTATAGAACATGTTACTACTAGCGGTGCCATTAAGAACTAAATTAGTGGGTCCACTCGTTGATGAAGTTATACCACCACCCGTTCCTGTTCCAGTGAATCCCGTATTTAATGTCACCATACTCCCGCCGCGCTGCTCGGGCAGCGTGACCAGACCGCGTCCGATTAGCGCCGTGATTTCGGATTGGGCGAGGGCGTAGTTGAAGAAGAGGAGACGCGATAATTTTCTAGCCAGACCAGGCACGATCGAGCCGCTTTCGTAAGCGCCAGAAAATACATTGATCGGACTAGTGTAATTGTTGGCATCAGCCGCCGAACCGTCGTCTGATGCACCAACCTTAAACGTACCGACTCCGCTTGATCTAACGTACCCCAATACGGCGTTAGTACCTACAGGAACAACCGAATTACTATATGCTTGGAACGGAGAGCCCAAAACTGTTCTAGCCAAGTATCCAGCACCGTAATGATAAACCGCCAACTGGAATGTCGATCCTCCGCTTCCACCAATAATCCACCGAGAACTCGCAGCATCTTGGTTGATATTAAACAAAACCGTAAAATCTCCCGTCCCCACCGCCGGAATCCCGCCGTTGCCAATCACCGCCCCCGCCGTGCCGTCGAATCGCAGGCCCTCGCGCTCGATCAGCGCGGCGGTCGCGGACAGGTCAAGGGCATTAGCAGTGGCACTAGCCGTAGCTAGATAATCTCCTTGATATGGAGTGCTGCAAAGTGTGTTTTCAAATACTCCGCTCATAGATTAAAG